CGCGATCGAGCTCGTAACCGACCGGCCAGGTCTTGTAGATGTTCGTGCTCCGATGGAGGTACTCACGGTCGCCGATCTGCGGCGCCGTCTCGCCGGGCGTTCCTTCGATCGCGAGCTTCGCCCACTCGGCGATCCACTTGGCCGACGAGACCGGGCAGCACTTGCCCATCTGAGCGCCGACGAGTCCGCCCTTCTCGAGCGGCCACACCCACGAGTCCGGGAGACCCATGAGACGCGAGCACTCGCGGACCGAGAGGAAGCGAGCCTCGTTCCAGTGGATGAACTGGCGGAGAGAGTTGCCCGTGAGGACGTAGCCTGGCTTGTTCGGGTTGAGGCGACGCGGGCCGCCCCAGATGCGAGCGCGTGCAATGTCGCCGTCCCACCACTTGAGCGCCCGGCCGGTGAGCTCTCCGCCTGCCGCGACGAACCGCTCGATCGGAGGCTCGCAGCCTTCGCCGAGAGGCCAGTGATCGAGGAGGAGCTCGCAGTAGAGGTCTTCTTCCGGACCCTGATGCGTGACGTGCGCCGTGACCTGCGAGGCGGCGGGATCGCGGAGGCCCTGGTCGAGGACGTACTGCGTTGCCTGCTTGGCATACGGCTGCGATCCCCACGTGTTCTCGAGATCGCCGAGGTCGCTGATGGCGTCGCCGACGGTCGCGACACGACGCAGCTTGGGATCCTCAACGCCGAACGGGATGCGGTGGATGACGAAGAAGTAGCGGTGACGCATCTGCGAGGAGCCGGTGGCAGAGCCGGACATGAGGACGTGCGTGAGGTCGTACGACTGGCCCGTCATGTCCTCCGCGATCTGCCGGAGAGCTTGCATGAGCGAGCGTCCCTGCGTGTAGGCCTGCTGGACGGACTCGAACATGATGATCTGCGCTCCGGGGAGACCGTCCTCGCCCTTGCACATCGCGCCGTACTGGACGAGCTCGCGCATGCACGAGTTGATCGCCGACTCCGGGCCGCGTGCGTTGACGGTGCCCTTCTTCGCGAGGTTCATGACCGAGAACCCGGAACACGGAGGAGTGCCGAGGACGAGGGAGCCGACCTTCGGGGTCCACTCGAACGCGCTGCTCGCGTCGTCCTGCGTCCAGTCGTAGCCGAGCAGGTGGCGGTTGGCGTCGACCACCTCGTCCCCGAACTTGCCGAGTGATGCGCGATGTGTGAGCTTGAATCCTGCCTGCACGGCGCCGAGCGTGTCGTGGCCTGCGAGTCCCTGGCAATCGATCAGTAGTGGCTGACTCATGTGTGACCTCCTGCGGCCATGCGGCCTCGGTTGATATTCATCTTGTGCAAGTATACCTCGCACAGCTCCGCGTCGGAAACTCCGAGCGCGACGAGAATATTCGCCGTGAAGTGAAGGACGTCGACGATCTCCTCGATGGCCTCTCCACGGGCGGATGTTGTGGGGTACAACTTATGCTTCGCCCACGGCTTCCACGTCAGGTTCTGGATGAACTCGCCAAGCTCGACGAACGCTGCGAGGGTCTGGTTCCTGATGTACTCGAGCCACTTCTCTGGATCCTCTGTGTCGCTCGGGTCGTGGCCGTAAGCAGACCGCTGGAGTTCAGCGGTTTGCTTGAGCCACGATCCGAACAGGCTGGCCTCGGGCAACGGCTAGAAGCCGGGCTCGTCGACCACAGGCAGGGCGAACGGTGCCGCGCCCGCGACGTCAGGCACTGCGGCGACCAGAGCCGGAGCAGCGACGGGCGGCGCGACGGCGACCGCGGGAGCTACGACCACCGGAGCAGCGACGGCGACCGGAGCAGCGACGGGCGGGGCGACCGGAGCAGCGACGGTGACGGGAAGAGCAGCGACGCCGGGCTGGCCGGCAGGCGGTGCCTGGCCGAGGAGCTGGATCTTTCCGATCTCGATGCCGTTGCGGGTAGTGCCCTTGTACTCGGACTGGTTGAGGATCACGCGGACCTGACGACCAACGAGCGCCGTCGCGATGTCCGATACCGACCGAGTCGCCTGCGTGAAGAACGTCTTGTCCAGGCCGAACCCCGCCAGGTTCTGGAAAGCGATCGAGGCCGCGCCCTCACTGGTGAAGAAGAAGCCGCCGGCCAGGACCTTCTTTCCGGCGTACGGACCGGCGATGATCTTGAAGACGGGCATGATCGTCGTGCCGTCCTCCTTCGCCTTGGCACTCGTGACCTCGAGGTCGTACGTGTCAGGCGGGAATACCTCCGCGCCTGAGCCGCCGCCGGTCTTCTGGTAGAGGTCACTGAGGTTGACAGATGCCATCTAGTTGCTCCCTTCGTTCGTGTTGGTCTGCGAGAGACGCAGGACCTCGACCAGGCTGGTGAGGTTCGGTGATGCGATCGTCGGACCCGGGAGCTTCCCGGTGCCATCCTTCGCGATGAAGTTCTGGTGCGGGTGGATGAGGAGCTGGCGCGTGCTGTTGCCGGCCTCATCCTGCGTGACGAAGAGATACCCGACCACATCGAAGTAGTACGGCAGTGTGCGACGAAGAGCGCCCTGAAGAAGCGGCTCGTACTTACCATCGTACTCGGCCGAGCCGACGGTGAAGACGACGACGGAGACCAGGTTGTCCGCGAGCATCGTGAGGTCGCGGTACGACCGGACGAGGTGCTCGAGCCGACGAAGGAGTGTGCCCCAGTCCTGAGTCTGAAGCTGGTTCACTCCGGCGATCTCGTCGATGGTCCGCTTCTGGATCTCCATGAGCGAGTCGATGAGGACCGAGACGAACGGATGCTGACCAGACCGGAGCCACGAGTACACGGCGGTGAGGACTGCGAGGCTGTGCACCGTGACGATGCAGGTCTCCCACTCCCCGTTGACCGGCGCCGCGGGCGGCGGATCGGTGAGCGGGTTCCAGTAGATCTTTGGGCCTGACGGAAGGTAGTGCGCGCGGCCTTCGGCGTCGAGGATCAGGCGCGGCGCGGGCGCCGTGTCCGAGAGCCATGACTTGCCTGCACCGGGTCCGCCGTGGATCAGGGCTGTGAGCGTCGTTTTCGTAACTCCTCCTCTGTTCGCTTGCTGACTAGATCTTACCAGGATCCTGGCCGACTTTCACCAGGCGAGGCATGGAACTTCGCGTGCGGCCGAGTCGAGGTCCGTCGCGAGATGAAGTGCCTCGTGCGGGGTGAGCGCGAGGCAGATCTGCTTCACGACGCCTGCGTCTCGCGCGGGGTCGGACGCACGAACCCGGACCATCATGAACACGGCGGTGTGTGTGCCGTCTTCGCAGTCCGGGTTCTCGCATGTGGCCTTCGAGAAGCCGACGTTCCACGCGTCTACCGAGAGGGTGTCGTCGCCAGAGACCCGAACCGCGCGAGGTTCGTCATCGTGGTGGTGGTTGCTCACCAGCTCTCTTCCACCTGGTCGACTCCTTCGTACCTGGCGAGTGGATCGCGCACGATGAAGTTCTCGGCGATGTAGCCCTCTGGATCTGCGCCAGCTCCGGCGTCCATGAGCTTGCACGCGTCGAGGAAGTTGCAGTCCCACGAGCACGTTGACCTGGCGCTCGGGTAGGCGTACGTGTGAGGGTCGCCGCCGTTGTCGAGGTTGCGGGTCGCCTCGACGATCTCGCGAGCGATCGCGACGACGTGGCGCCAGTGGTTGCGGAGCTCGTCGAGGTTGTGGAGGACTTCCTCCTCGGCGTAGAACGGCGGCTTCGCAGTCGCGGTCCGCTTCACCTTGCGCATCATCCGGTACAGCACGCCCTGCGCGCGGGACGCTGCGGCGTCGGCCTCACTGCCGCTGTCGCACAGAGCGAGGAACTCGACGAGGTGCTCGGTGAGCAGCTGCGAGTCGATCTGAAGCGTGGGCAACGGGGCCGTGAGGCTCTGAGCTGTCTTGAACTCGAGGGCGAGACGCGTCCCGGTGGAGATCCGCTCGACTCGAGCGTCGAGCTTCGACAGGAGCGTCACGTCGTCAAAGAGCGCGACCTCGATCTTCGTCTCCGGAGCGATCACGCGGATGTCGGAGTCGATGCCCGTCTCCTCGAGCCATTCGATGTAGCCGGTGAGCATCGCGTCGCAGAGATCCAGGTCCTTGCGGAGCTGCTCCGCCTCGAACGGGTAGTCGACGATGTCCTGCTCGACACCAGCACGAAGCGCGACCGCCGGGTGGCACGAGTTGTCGAGGTAGTACGCGGCGAGACCGTTGTGCACGCGAGTGCCGATCGCGAGCGGGTTACCTGCCACGGACTCGGGCTTCCCGAGTTGGCGGTACGTGCCGAGATACCACTTTCTTTTACACCTGCGAAAAGTAGTCATCTCGGAGTTCGTCAGACGTAAGCTCATGCTGTCTCCTTTGCGTAGGCGGTGTTGGCCGCATCGTCCGAGACGATCTCGTCAAGGAGCGCGTACCCGACGGTGTCAACTACTGAGTCGCGGTGATAGCCGTCAGCCTGGCGGACGACCTTGAGCAAGATCATCGCCTGCGTCATGTCGTGCTCGGTGACGTCGCGAAAGTTGCCATGACTGTCCTCGACACGAAAACCATAAGCTGACCACGCGCGCGCGATGCGACGCGCGTTATTGCGCGGCGGTCCGTACGTGCGAGCGCGTATGCCGCGCACGAGAGCGGACGCTTCTGCCGCGGCATCGATGTGCTTCACTGCGCTCTTCGTGCCCACTCGAGAACCTCCTTCAAGTTGTCGTACCTGCGTACTCTATCTTCCCAGCCGGTGATCTCCATGTCCGTGTTCCAGTGCCGGCGAGGCACGAGGACTGAAGCGGTTGTCCAGGTAAGAAAGCCTGTGATGTTGCCCGGCATGTCGTCCACGTAGACATCGCAGTGCGGGACCGTTGTCTTCGGTACTCCGTAGCTCAGCACGTGCAGCTCAGCGGGAACGACGCCGATGTGGTTCAAGGCACGCTTAGTGGCGCCTCTTGCCCTCGTCGGTCGTGAGGTGATAACGACTACATCGTTCTCTTCGCAGAGCTGACGCATCACCGAGGGGGCGCCGGGATACCAAGACGACTCGTCCTCGAAGAGCAGACTAATCTGCTTCCACATCCACGCCCAGTCGTCAGACGGAACGCGGTCACGAATCCAGTTCCAGTCGCGGCTGCCGCCGTGCGGGAAGCTGACGCCTCGGTGCTGCTCGAGAACCTGGCGGGCGCGGCGCTCGAAATTGTAGCAAACTCCGTCGAGATCGAGTCCGATTCTCACGAGAGCCACTGCTTGATGGTTGCCTCGTCGCGTGCGACCTCTTCGAGCTTTGCTTGCTTGCCAAGCATGATCTCGTGGACGTGCTCCTCGATCGTGTCGGCGGCGATGATGTCGATGACCTCGACTGGGCGGTCCTGCCCGATGCGATGGTTGCGGTCCTCGGCCTGCGAGTTCTTGACCGACGAGAACGAACGCTGGAGGAAGATCGTCGTGTCCGCCGCCGTGAGCGTGATGCCCTCGCCGCCAGCTCCGAGCGTCGCCAAGATGAACTGCGTCTCTCCGGCCTGGAAGTTGTCGACGTTCGCTTGCCGATCGGCAGGCGAGACGGACCCGGTGATCTGCGAGCACGTGTAGGAAAGCTTGTGCAGGCGGGTGGCGGCGAGCTCGATGAGCTGGCGTGACTCCGCGAAGACGATCGCCTGCTTCCCGCCGAGTTCCTCGGCGATCTCCTCAAGCGCGTCGACTTTGCACGACGGTTCGGTGAGACGCAGTCCGTCCTCGACCATCTCGCCGTACGCCGACGCGAACTGGACGAGACGCGTGAGACGCTGGAGCGGGTGGCTTGCGACGAGTACCCCGGACTCGAGCTCGACGATCATCTCCTTGCGAAGCTGGTTGTACGCCTTGCGCTGCTTGCTGCCCAGCTCGATGTACCGTTTGGCGTACGTCTTCGGCGGGAGGTCAGGGAGCACCGCTTCCTTCGGCCTGCGCAGGAAGCGTGGGTCGAGGTAGCTGAAGAGCTCATCGCGATGCTCGGACTTGAGGCCGACGATGTCCATGCCGCCGAAGTTATTCCAGCTCTGAAGCGCGTACCTGTCGACCCAGCGCGTCCGGCTCGCCCACTCCTCCGGAGAGCAGAAGTGCATGATCGACCAGAGATCGAGCGGGCTGTTGGCGACGGGCGTACCCGTCAACGCGATGCGGCGCTTGGCCTTAGCCGACACACCCCACAGCGCTCGTGTCTGTTTCGCCTTCGGATCCTTCGCGCGGTGGCACTCGTCGGCGACGATCGCCTCCCACAAGAACGCGTTCAGCTCGCGCTTTTCTTTCTCCTCGTCCGTGAGGCGGATACTGCCGTAGCCGGCGAGTCGTGTGTGGAGGCGGAGTGCCTCCCAGTTGACGACCAGCGCAGCGGGCGCGCCACTCTCGACGAGTTCTGCGAAAGCCTCAAGCGCCTTGTGGCGAGCAGCCAGGCCGGACTCGAGCACGATGGTGCTGACCTCGGGCGCCCACTTCTCGAGCTCCTTGAACCACGTTCGCTTCATGGAGTTCGGGCAGACGATGAGCGCCGGCCACGCGCCTTGCTCCTGGAGCGTGACGATCGCTTGAACGGTCTTACCCGTTCCCATCTCGTCGGCCAGCAGCGCCGATCCTGCGGCCTTGAGGAAGGCGACGCCGACGCGCTGAAAGGGGTACAGCTTCTCGTTTCCTTCCGCGTCCTCGGACGCGCGAAGGACGAGGCACGGAGCCACGCGACCGTCGCGCTCGGCGAGCGCCCAGATCGCGAGGTCCGGACCGACCGTCAGCGACTTGCCGAACACGCCGCGCAGAGCGACGCACGACGCCCACGAGAGTGGGCAGCGCCACACGCGCGCGTTGTTGTCCCACCGCGTACCAGGGACTGTCTTGATCAGCTCCTTCTCGCGGAACTCGCTCTCGATCCGGATGCTGCCGTTCTCAAGTTCGACATGCGCCACGCTTGAACCTCCTCCTCTTGCTTGTGTAACGATGTCCGCCGCCGGGCGCCGATGAAGTACGGTACCCGACGCGTAGCGGACGCCTAGTTACTATACCAAGCTGGACGCTGGAATGATGCCGCGCTTGATGCAGACGAGCACCAGGTGGCGCACCGCGTCTCGAGCATGGTCGGCGGTTGCGTACACGCCGAGGTGCTTGAGTCTTTCGTTCGTCGCGAAGCCCATAGCTTCGCCTGGATCTTGGTTGATGAACTCGACGCCGGCGCCGTCGCACAACCAGCGCGCGACGCCGATCGTCTCGATCGCGACGAGCGATCCAGCCTGCGTCTGCTTGACCGTCCGTGCGGAGATCCGGAAGGTCTCGTACACGACGAGATCGACGCGGTTTGCGTCGATCTCGCCGGACAACCATTCCATCGCCTCGCGCGGCGGGCACTGCATCGCCTCGAAGATGTGCCGCCTCGAGTCGTACGCAGCGACGCCTGTCGTCATGCCTGGGTCGAGCGTGATGACCCTCACGCGGAGAGTGAGCTCGAGATCTCGTAGCTGCCCATGCACTCCGGGCAGAGGTACGAGTCGAACTTCTTCTCGACCCCGGTCGACCACTCACCACAGTCGTCGCACCAGGACGCGGTGTAGTCCTCGTCCTCGTCCTCGCTGTCGTCTCTGTCGATGGCGACAGCGGCGGCGATCTCCATGTCGAGCTCGTCTCCCCACGCGTGCTCGTCGAGGAGGCCGAACGTCTTGGCCGCTGCCTCCGCGCTGCGCACCGGAATCACCGGCGCCCAGACGTTCGGACGGATCTCCTCCCACTTGGTCGAGACGTACGTCGACCCGGCGCCACCTTCCCATGCCATGGTCGTCGGCACGAACTTCTTCGAGCGGTACTGCTCGCGCTCTTTGATCTTGAACTTGCTCGGCGTGATCACGCCATCGACGACGCGGAGCATCTGCCCCTCGCCCAGGCGCTTGACGCGACTCGACTTCGGCTTCCGATCGAAGACCTTCTTCCAGGCAGTTGTGATCACGCTCTCCGTGCTCGCCCACACGATGAAGTCGTTGGCGATGACGTAGACCAGCGGGAAGTCGCGGACCCTGGCGAGGATGAGCTCCTTCGGCTTCTCGCCGTTGACGATGGCGACGGCCGCGCCGCCGGACGCGAGGCCGAGAGCCGCGCCGACCTGGTCCCATCCTGCGACGTTGACGAGGGCGGGGATGACCTCCGAGTCGACCTGTGCGAGGCGCGGCATCCCGAACGTCTCGAAGAGATCGTCCGCGTTGTAGATCGTGCCGTTGTGCGTCGCGTAGCAGTCACCGCTGACGACGGGATGGGCATTGTTCGGATTCTTTGCCTCGCCGACCGTCGCCCAGCGCGTGTGAAGGAGTACGGTGCGAGTGTCGGCGCGCATGCGGCGGCGCTTGGCGATGAACGGCTCGGTCGGGACCGGCGACTTCTCGATCTGGACGGACCCGGAGTCGTCGATGGTCATGTACCCCGTCGCGTCGCGACCGCGCGAGGCGATGCCACGCAGCAGTTCGTCCGCGAACTTGTTGAGCTCCGGGATGTCGGCGTCGGTACGACGATAGATTCCTGCAATTCCACACATGGTGTTCCTCCTAGATTGCGGTGCTTGGCGCGATACTACCTGGTGCTTAGGTGTTTGGCAAGGACGGGTTCGTGCGGTCGATCGATTCGATCCACGCGACAGCGACAGCAGCGACCTGGACGAGATCCGCCCGGAGGTCCGAGATCTTGAACGGGTAGCCGAAGCGATCGTGCAGCGTCTCGGTGCTTACCTCGCCGACCTCCTCAGCGAGGACAGCGAGCCACGCGAGATTCTCGTGGTCTTGCTCTCCCCACTTTTCGTCTTGCCTCGCGCGCTCGTTTAGGATGTCGGTGCAGATCGAGATCTTACTCATGTCTGCTTCCGAGCGATCTCAGCCTCGGTGTCAGGATGCATCGCGCCAGCTTGCCGGTCCGCGTAGTGCACGGCGTCGTCCTCCACACGAAGGGTGAGGCCGAACGCGTCGTCACCTCCGAGGATCGTGCACGTGCTTTGCGTCGGGTAGTCGTCGAGCTTGGCGAGAAGAGCGTGTAGGTTGCGCCGACTGAGCACGACCTCTACCCCTGGCTGGAATGGTCCGTCGTGCGTGATCTTTATCTTCATACTGCCGCCTCCAGTTCGTAGTTGGGATGGTCCACGTCGAGTAAACCGTTCTTCTCCTTGGAGTACTTGTCCCCCCATCGCACGACGGTCTCACCCTCTGCGACGAGTGGGAGACGCGGGAACGTCTGATCGTCGCGCATGATCTCGATCGTGCGAGCGAGCACCTCGTCGACGTACTCGGTCGGCACCTCGAGGATGAACTCATCGTGGACGAAGAGCCTGAAGAACTCGCCCAACCCGGCAGCGTCCAGCGCAATGGCGCGGCGCTTGGCCGCTTCTGCACAGCCACCTTGGATCCGGTAGTTTGGCGCCTTGTACTCCTCACCGGGCTCGATCGACAAGTGGCGGCCGAATGGCGTCTCCGCCCATCCCCACTCGTGGCCCTTCCTCGTCTGCATGACCTTGTGGACGAGCTCACCTTGCCAGATCTTGACGCCCGGGAAGAGCTCGTCGTACTTGTCGAGGAACGCCGCGCCCTCCTCCATCGAGATCCCGGCAGTAAGCGAGAACGTCTCGACTCCGGCGCCGTAGATCTTGGCGAACCCAGAGTTCTTGGCGATGTCTCGCTGCTGCCTCGTCACCTGCTCGAGTGGGATGCTGTAGATCTGAGCAGCGGTCCAGGTGTGGACGTCGTCGCCGCGCTCGAACGCGGCGATCATCGTCTCCTCGTTGGCGTCCCCGGCCATAGCTCTGAGCTCCATGCCAGAGTAGTCCGCACTGATCAGCATGTGTCCTTCACGTGCAACGAACGCGTCACGTACGACTCGGCCGCGAGGTACCGTCTGGAGCGGCGGGTCCGTGACGGAGGTGCGACCCGTCCGCGCGCCGACCGGCTTGGTCGACGGATGAACGGCGCCGCTCGAGTCGACGAGTTCCTGGAGCTTCCAGAAGAAAGACGAGAGGAGGTACGACGCGCGACGGTACTCCTGGATGACGCCGGCCACTGGGAACTGGCCCTTCAGCGACATGAGCACCTCGTTGTCGACCGAGATGTTGCCGCGGTCCGTCCTGTGCGTGAGTGTCGCGCCGAGCCGCTGGAGCAGCGCGATGACCTGCGCGTCCGAGCCTGGCTTGACGAGTCCGTAGACGTCGAAGAGGTACGCCTCGAGGCGACCCTTCACCTCCTCGTACTTAGAAGCCGCGCGTCGGACGTACGGCACGTCGACGTTCATGCCGGAGATCTCTGCGTCACGAAGGACGTGGATGAACGCCATCTCGATCTCGTACGCGTAGCGGTATGGCTGGGTTCCCTTCCACAGTTTCTCCACCACGCGCGACGTCAGCACGGTGTCGAGCGCTGAGTAGACCCAGTACGCTGGATGGTCGACGGGGATGGTGCGGAAGTCCCACCCGCCGTTCTTGTACGCAAGTTTGAGGTCGGACTGTCCGTCCTTCGCCTCGGCGCCGAGCATCCTGGCGGCCGTGTCCTTGAGGCGATTGGACCTGACGGGATCGCAGAGATGACCCATGATCATCCCGTCGTGGACGAGGTGCTGCGGGATTGAGCACCCATCAGCTTTGAGAAACTTCAAGTCGACTGCTCAGAAGAGAGCGTTCCAGAACACAATATCGCCCTGGTAACCCCCTCCTCCCAACACCTCCTTCGTCAGACCGCGCCAGTCATCGTGCGGGAGGACCCACCCGGACTCCGTGTCGCCAAACTGGACGAGACGGAGCTTGTCCTTGCCGACGTTGAGCCCAGTCGTCTCGGTGTCCACCGCAAGGAACTCGCGACGCTCTCCGAGCCACCTCTTGAAGTCGCATGCATCGTCCCACGTTTGAACGAGTGTCAGTTTCGCGTCTCTCACGGTCGAATCTACTTGCGCTCGGCCTTGTCGCGAGCGCGCTGGCGCAGAGCAGCTTGGCGCTGAGACCCCGACCTCGTTTTGTGTTCCAAGCCAGTGACGGTGCCGGCGACGAGAGCCTGAATGAACGTCACGAACACCGCCAAGAAACCGGCAAAGACGGCCACGCCTGCGGCGAGGACGATGATGAAAGCTAGCGGCCAGAACATCCAGATCACCGCTCCGAGCATGACCCAGAGTCCGATGACGTGCGTGGCAGTCGGGATCGCAAGTACGGCGCCCGCGACCAGTGTGGTCCACCCGAGAATGATGCGATTCTTCACTGAACTACCTCCTTTGAATAAGTTCGCTTCTTCACTTTACCATAGTTCGCCTTTGTACTCTTCCGCGAACTAGTGTTCCCTTCCCGAGTAAGGGTCTGCTCGTGGTTAGAACCCCGCCGGCTCGGGCAAGTCGTCCGGGAAAGCTGCGTGCATCGCGCTCGCGACGGTGCCCACGAATGCACCGAGCTCGTAGCCCTGACAGTCGTAGTCCTCGATGAAGTTCTCGATGTGCTCGCCTTCCGCGACACGGATGATCGGGTTCTCGAGGACGTCACCGCTGCCGAGCTGTGCGTACTCGCCGTCGGTGAGCTCGCCGATCAGCTGGAGGAAGGCGACGTAAGACTGCTGTGACGGCGGCTCGATCGGGACGACGTGCTCGATCTCCCACTGCCGGTCGTCGCCCTGCATCATGCCAGCCTCGACGGTGAGCACCGGGCGACCCGCGAAGAAGACGGTCGCGATGTAGTTGTCGAGCGCGGGAAGGATGAGCAGGTCGACCGCGGAGGCGAACGGATCGCCCGGGTCGGCCTTGACGAAACCCTCGATGAAAGTCATGATGCGATCCTCTCGAAGTCGTTGATGTCGACAAAGAAAACCTTCTCGTCGCGGACGATGCGGTACTCGCCGTCAGTGGAGAACCGGTTGCCAAAGACGACGACGGTGGTCCCGTGGTAGATGACCTGGTTGACCATGACGGTGACCCGGTTCTTCT